GGAATGTAAAAACTATTCTAAAAAGATTGAAAAGTTGGAAGAAGAAAAAAGACAATTAAAACTTAAAATCAAAGAATTAAAAAGAGAAGCAAAAGAAAATTTGTTACATCCATGATAATATTAAATAAACCAATACATAGAAAATATACTAAATACATTGTTTCAATTTTAGTTATTGTTTTATTGTTAATAATTTTATAAGGAGAGAAATATGTTGAGCAATAAGTCTTACGAAGAATTAGAAAAAGCATCAAGAGAATGGTCGGAGTGGCATAAGAAAGTAATTATTTTAGAAGATGGTAAAAAAGCCATGTTCAGTAAATTGTTTCTTAAATATAAATTAGAAACTAAAACAGTTATAGAGGCAGAGCATAAAGCTAGAACAGATAATGAATACAGAGAAATCGTTAAGCAATATGCAAATGCTGAAGAAGAATTAATTAAAGCTAGGTATCATTATAACAATTTAGATAAGTACATAAGTCTAAAACAATCTGAATTGAAAAGAGATTTAGCTTTGAATAGTAAAGTTTAACAAATTCTATAAATATACTAGTGTATTTATGGACAGAGCCATCAGGGAGACTTGGTGGCTTGTTAAAAAGTTTTTGGGTGTTTCATGTGGGTTTTTATAAATGTTTCCCACTTTGCTCTTTGCACCCAGAAAGTTAGAGTGGTTACTCTCCCCTTACCACTTTAACATTGAAGCTGGGGTAGGCAATAACTGGTTCTGCTTACCCTAGTTTCTAGTAATCTCTAAATCTTTTAAATTAGTTTTTTCTGTGATTGGAGTTTCTGTGTATTCGTAATCTACAACTTCTACATCTTCGTGTCGTTCAAGTTCATATAGAGCATTTAAAAGTCTTGGTTTGTTAGGTGCAGTATCTACAAATCTAAAACAAACAAAATGATTATACTCTTTCCATCTTGATGATATTTCAAATTCTACATCTACAATAATTGCGTCTATATCCATTAGACCATATTACTTATTTTGAGAATTTATGAAATGCTATTTTTTGCCAGTAAATTTCTTGACAGTATTTACACCAAAAGAAGCACCGACTATTGTAAGTATTATTATCCAAAAGTAATCACTAGCATATTCTAGTATTTCCCAGCCTCTAAGCATAGTCTCTTGGAATTGTGGTATAAAATGAAATACAAATATTAAACTAAATACAACAACTAACCATTCATCTTTAAAAGAGTTTTCTTGTTGTCTTATTTGTTCTACTGATACTGTTTTAACAGCTTCTATTTCTTTAGCTTTTATAATCTTATCTTTTTCTAATTTATGTTGTATTGCACCAATAGTTTTATTAGCGATTATCTTTGTTAGTGGATTTGATAATAGTTTAAGCCAGATCATAAATAAGTGTTAGCAGTTAAAATAATTAGTGCTGACCAATATATCACAAGGAAAGAATAAATTAAATATAGGAATTTCATTGACTCCTAATATTCCTTATTTTTTATTTTTCAATAATTCTTTTGCTAATTCGCAATAATGGATAATCTTATTCCATTTTTCTACTGGGTCTTCTCCAGCTTTATTTCGGAGTGCGTATTTTATTATATTACCCTGTATGAAATCAAGGTTATTTTGTACGATAAACTCGATTGGCTGTATCTTATAGGCTTTATAATGATTGCCACCTATTTGCTTATCTATGGCTCTCTGCGTGGCTCTATGGGGCTTTAAAGTAGCTTTCCTATCCATTTTCCCGACTTATCTTTAATAAAAGGCTCAATAATAGGAAGTCCATTTTTGATAACAGAACAACCAATTAATGGTCTAGCTTTTTGAACTTTGTTATATCTAAAGGCAAGGGATTTATTATCTATCATGCAACCCACTTGTAAGCCATAATATAAGCCTAAACTGTTACCATACCATCTACAACCCATTGAACTATGATAGTGTCCTTGAACACAACTCATTCCCATGCTTTGTGCTAATTTTAATACATCAGCAGTTTTACCATGACAGAAATAAACTTTACCAAGTGGAGTATCTATTGTTAGATCGTCATGCCATTTCCAACCTTTTCCTACTTGTAAAAACTCATTGTAGTTTCTTAAATATGCTTTTGGTATTCCATGCTTTAATGCTTTTCTATAAACTAAACTTCCATGATTAGAGTCCATCAAATCCATTTGTGGAAATAGTTTTTCTAACTCATGTATAGTTGGTAAAGACATTTTTAATTCATCTCCAGCACTAGGTAAGTCAGGGTCAGAATCGTGAAATGATAATGCGTGTTTATCTAATTCATCTCCAATATGGATTACTTTATCAAATGAATATTTTTTTTTTAACAGTTTTAAATAAGATATTAATTCTGGTACATGGTAAGGTATATGTGTATCGCTGATAATCAGAACTGATTTATAAATCATACAAGTATGTGTTGTATATTATTTAGATAAAAAGTAAAGCACTTGTGCTAAAAACAATAATGCCACAGCACCAACTCCGTACATAATCCAGTTAGTCATATTGTCAAACTTCTTATCAATTTTATCATCTATCTTTTCAATATCTTCGTGCATATGTTTTAAGTGATTATTCTGAATTGTATGAATAGATTTTTTAAGACCTGTTACATGACCATATAAGGCAACAATGTGTTCTCCTGTTGTCTTAGGTCTTTTAGTCATTAATGATAATCCTCTAAGAATAAAGATATTGAACCAGAAACAGCAGTTGTTGCATCTGCTTTAGCTCTTAATTCTATGTCCGTTTTTTCTTCTATTTTAAAAGGTATTACAAATGTTTCAAATAATGGAACACCAAAAGTAGATTGGAAAGCTACTGTATTCCAAACATTACCATTTGATACTTGTTTAGTTAAAATCTTAGCTTCTATTTCTTTTTGTTTAGATGAACCAATACTAGCTTGAACTATAAAACCTCTTTTGTTTGCTGGGATAGTATAAATTGCTGATAATGAAGAACCATATCCAGCAACTACTGTTGCAACTGTTTGAGTATCAACTACGGCAGTTAATGTTCCAACATTAGCATTACCTGTATTTGCAGTAATCATTCTAATTGAAAAAACTCTAATAAATGTTTCAGTAGTAGCACCACCACCTATTGTAGCTATAGCAGTTTGTTGATTATAATTTGCATCTAATCCTGTTATTAAAACTGTTCCTGTATTATCTGAAGATGTGTTTGAAGATGTAACTGTACAGCCAGTTGCAGTTGATGGATAAGTTGGAGTTCCACCTACTCCCCATACTGTTTCAAATGATGAACCGATTGCATCATTATATCCGAATTGACCAGCAGATGAAAAATCTTCTACTAATCCTTTTTCAACACTTAAACCAAATTGAAATGGTAAAACAGGTTGTGTATTTTGAATATTAAAAGCCATATGTTTTAATATCAGATATTAGTTAAATTTCAATAAAGTTTAATTTACCCTCATCATGCCATCTTTTAATCCAATATTCGTCTTTTTCCATTTCATGTGATGGATAAGCATAAGTCTTAGATACTTGGTGTATTTCTCTAGTATATTTATTACAAGTTTCAAAGAAATTATAACCTGTAACATGAAGATCGCATTTAATGTTATTTAATATCCAATAAACAGAAACTAATCCTGTTGTTGGTCTATGATAATCTAATTCTTCTTGCATTTTAGTATATTCTTCTAAGTTCCATAACCATGCGTGAGGTTTGTATTGGTTAGGCAATCGTTCCATTCTTTTACCACCTTTTTCAGCATTAAGTCTTATGATGTTTTTAAATTCTGGGTAATAACCTAACTTATCAAATAAAAATTGATGTGCTTGATTAACCAAATTATTAAACCAAACATCACAAGGTTTATCTAATACTCCTAAATTCATTCTAGCAATACAATCGTATTCTGAATAATTAGGTTCAGTTTTTAAATCTGCGTTTCCTATTAGTAGTATTTTTTTATGAGATAGATATTCGAATGGGTCGAACATTATGAATACATTACAGTATATCTAGTATAATCTTTTAATTTATCGTTCCACCATTCTTCAGGTTTTACAGTTGCGTGTGCGTTCATTCCATTAGGTAATATTTCTCTAGCTTCTCTTGTGCAGATAGTTAAGAAAACCCATTGGTCAGAATAGTTAAATATATCTTTAATAACTTCATCAACATGATCTTCTGGTATATGTTCTAATACATCTGTTGAAATAACTAAATCAAATCTATTATCAGGCTTTGTACTAAATTCTGGTACTGCTGGGTCATATTTAGATGCGTTCCATGACTTAGGGTGGTTTTGTGCTTTACCACAGCCATAGTCTAATATGGTTTTAATTTGTTTAGATTTTATTATCTCGTTAATTATTGGAATGTATTTAACAACAGTTGTGCCTCGCCATTTCTTATCGTTTTGATGAATAAGTTTAGCTTGTTCAATGTAGGTATCGTATAGGCTCATTTTTTTCTAGGCTTATACTTTTTAATAGCTTGTGAGATGAATATGTTTTTATATAGAGAAACCTTTTTGCCAAACTTCTTATCAGCTTGTCTTTTAGCTGATTTATATGCTTTAGATTTTTTATTAAAAGATTTAGGCTTTCCTAATTTCTTAGGTCTAGGTTTAGCAAAAATAGGTTTCTTCTTAGCCATTACTTTTTCTTCTTCTTTTTGTATGCTTTTGCTTTTTTCTTACCAGCTTTCATTTCTTTTTTAATATTTTTAGAAATTGATTTAGCTGAATATCCTTTAATTAATGGCATTATTTCTTTTTCTTCTTTTTGTATGCTTTAGCT